TCTGGATCGGGTAAGTCCCTGGTTATGATGAACATGGCCTTGAGTTGGCTACAGTCAGGTCTCAGTGGCGTGTACATCACATTAGAACTGTCAGAAGAATTGTGTAGTCTAAGAACTGATGCCATGTTGTCAGGTATGGGCACTAAAGAGATTCGCAAGGACATTGACACAACCACATTGAAAGTCAAAATGGTATCCAAGAAAGCTGGGCAATATCGTGTCAAGTGGTTACCAGCGCAGAGCACTATTAATGATATTCGTAGCTATTTAAAAGAAGTGCAGATTCAGACTGGTATCAAGATTGACTTTGTCATGGTGGACTATCTGGACTTGTTGATGCCAGTGTCAGTTAAAGTTAACCCTAACGATCAATTTATCAAGGACAAGTATGTGGCGGAAGAACTACGCAACCTGGCCAAAGAATTAAATATATTGTTAGTAACAGCGTCGCAGTTAAACCGTAGTGCTGTGGAAGAGATTGAATTTGATCACAGCCACATTGCTGGTGGTATCAGCAAGATTAACACAGCAGACAATGTGTTTGGTATCTTTACCAGTCGTGCTATGAAAGAGCGTGGCAAGTATCAGATGCAATGTATGAAGAGTCGTAGTAGCACTGGTGTGGGGCACAAGATTGATCTGGAATACAATATTGAAACCATGCGTATTACTGATGCTGGTGGCGATAATGCAAATGGCACTGGCGGTGTGAATACTAATAGTATCCTGAATCAGATTAAAACCAGCACCGTAGTTAACAGCATGGAAAACGCCTCAGTTCCAGTAGCCGAAGTGCAGAGTACTAAGCTCAAGAACATGTTGGCTGGCCTCAAAACTCGAGAATGACGTTAACAGCTAAATACCACATATTGGAGTTTTATCTTGCAAAAGCGTACTCGCAGCATACTTGACGAACTAGACGGTTTGTTAGCACACCGCGATCGTTCTAATCTAGTTGAGAGTCGCGCCAGTAATGTTATTGCTGGCGCTATTAATCTCATCAACTATATTAAAGAAAACTACGAAACTGAGGCAGCAGAAGAGCTAGAACGCAGGCTTATTAACAGTATTCGTAGCCAAGACCCCAACAAATTCATACGTGGTGTGAGGAGATTTGGAAACAATGAAGATTAATGATGTAGTTACTGAAGGCCCAATGGATGCCTTTAAACAAATGGGTGCAGGTATCTCTGGGGCAGTTAAAAACCTCGGTGCACCTGTTGCAGGTGCTAGACAAGCCGTCGCTCGCAGTTCCGGGCAAGCAGAAATTAATTCACAAGTCAAGGGTATGATGCCTTACTGGCAAAAACAAGTTCAGGCATTACAAACTGGCGGTGTTGATATGACTAACATCGCGACTTATCAACAGCAATTTCAGGATTGGATGACCAAGAGTGGATTTCCTGGTAGTAAAGACTTTTCTGTCCTGGGTGCCCTATCATCTACTAGACCAGGTGATGTCCAGAATTATCTAGCCAAAGCAGTGGCTATGAATATGTCTGGTCAAGCACAAGCCAAGACACCAGCTGCTGGTGCTGGTGCAGCCAAACCTGCTATCATGGCTCCAGTGGGCGGTACTACTCCAGCCCCTGCTGCCGCACCAGCAGCACAATCCAAGACACCAGCTGCTGGTGCTGGTGCAGCCAAACCTGCTATCATGGCTCCAGTGGGCGGTACTACTACCCCAGCCCCCGCTGCCGCCCCGGTGGCGGATACTGGTCTATTTGCAGATCCTGCTGCATTTAAATCAGCATGGGATAATTGGTTAAATGGTCCGGGCAGTCTAAATGCTGCTGGTGGTAAATTTGATCTGTCAGTCAATAGAGAACTGTTGGGATTATTTCAACACATGTATAGTCAAGCTGGCGGTGTAATGAAAGAATCACGATTCATCGCCAAGCGAAACATGCTGATTGAAGACATCGTTCGTCGCGAACCCATATATGAGAGCAGTTATAATGCCTCCCGTATGTTGGTAGAGGCAGCACTGACTCAAGATCAGATCCAACAAATATTTGCAGCAGTAGCTGACGGTGCCAAAGCCGGCGGTAACGTTGCCAATACCGGTGATGCACCAGCAAGTAATAAAACTATGCTGGGCAAAGGAACCGCGGCCATCAGCGGTGCCTGGAACAAAGTCAAGACAGCAATTAGTCAATCTGGTCCAGTGTCAGGATTTGACGTATTTGTTGATAAAATCCAGAGAAGCCTATTACAATCATCCGGTGGCCAGTCAGGCGCCGTGAGTAAAGCCATACAAAAATATCGAGAGTTTGCTACAGCTCATCCAGTGATGCAAGGTGCAATCTATGCTGGTTTGATCGCACTGGCTGGTATCAGTGGCGCTGGGTTGGGTGGTGCAGCTATAATTGGCGGTATCAAAATATTTGACCGAATGCTACAAGGCGACAAAGCCAGTAGTGCAATATGGAAAGGATTCAAGACTGGTGCAGTAGCTTATGGTGCTGGTCAACTGGGCCAGGCAATGCAGGGTGGCCCAGCACCAGATCCCACTGACATGGGCGGTGCAAGTGAATTCGGTGGTGCGCCTGTACAGCCCTGGGGTGGACAGGGTATACAGGCATCTCCTGATCAGTTTATGCCTGGTGGCGTCAACTTGCCCGACACCAATGTACAGATGCCCGATCTATCTAATGTTCCATTGCCGGGTTCGGAATATGTAGTACGAGCTGGTGATAATCTAAGTACCCTTGCTCAGAATAATAACATGAGTGTGCAAGATTTAATGAAGGCAAATCCACAGATAACCAATCCCAATGATTTGTCGGTGGGCCAAAAGTTGACAATTCCGGCACCTGCCACTGGTAATCCAATTTATGCCCAAGGTGTCGGTACTGCTGCCGATACAGCATCCAAGGTTGCCACTGGACAATATACACCCAGTCGATTCGGCATACGTGAACATTTCCATAATCCCTATATTGATTGGTCACGTACTGGACTAAATGAGGGCACCGGCACAATGATGATATTCATCACTGGGGCTGGTGTGCAGAAAGTATTTAAGACAGTGGTGAGTGAGGGCGTATGGGACAGCATCAAAGGTGTAGCCAAGAGCAGCTGGGAAGGCGCAACCAACAAGATTACTGTAAACAAGTTAGACATGAACTGGCGCAGAAGTGCCAAATTGGGCAACGAGGCCAGTGTTGACGGTGAACAAGTCAAGAAATTTTTGCGAGATCAAGGTGTAACTGACGTATTGATCAACAAAGTGTTCCAAGATTTAAAATTGGATGCGGCAACACCTGCGAATGCAGCGGCAGGAGCAGCACCAGCACCAGCAGCAACCACTGGGTCGCCGTTCAACAATCCCAATAAAATGCAACAGGAATTTGACCAGTTCATGAAAGCTGGTGGAAAACTGCCACGAGAAACATATGGACTGATTGCTCAATTACTACGTGATGCTGGTAAACAATTGATGGAACACATTACCTATCTGAAATTCCGTAGAGCATTAAGAGAATCAATGAAATGATGCATATATATGAAGGCGGTAATGCTATACCTACATCTGTTCCAGTGGAACAAGTGGATGTGCCCACTGTGGTAGCCGCAGCCAAAAGAGAAATGCCACAACCATTCATCAAGCGGCTGCAATTGAATATTGGATCAGCTGGATTCAAGATTGATGCTGCTGGTAAGCCCATACCATCTGGTGATATTGATATAATGGTTGAAGCTGGTGATGTAGTGGCTGTATTCCAGACACAAGACCACCCCAAGGACCCTGTGTTGGCCGCCAAGAAGGCCATGCAAACTTATTTTGCAGCCAAGGGTATAGAAGCCAATGTCAACGGACGCAACGTCAGCATTGGCATAGTTTATCAAGCCCGATCAGGCGAACAAAAAACAGCACAGGTGGATCTCATGGTCATACAAGATGCTGACATAGTTGCACCATATCATCAACACGGCCCACGTGGTATGTATTCAGATCCTGCATTTAAAGGGCAGGCTAACTTTGTATTGATGAGCAGCATTGCCAAACACCTGGGTCTGAAATTTGATGCGTTTGGTGCCAAGTTGGCCAATCGTGACACTGGTGAAGTGGTGGGTCGCACACGTGATGAAGTGGCTAAAATATTATTATCACCGCAGGCCACTGGTGATGATTTAAATTCACTCAAGAGCATGATAGCAGCACTGGCTGATGATCCTGACCGGGACGCTAAACTGGCACAAGCACGTGGTGATGCAGCCAAGGGGCTGATTACTCTGCCAGAAAGCCGTACCAACAGCCCAGCTGACTGGTTCAGAAACATAACAAAACTATTATGAAAATTTCAGACATTATAACAGAAGGCGGTTGGGATACCACCCTGACACAGGGCACAGTATTACATCCTAAGATTGTGGCAGTGGCCCTGCAAGTGGTGGATCGATTTGTTGCAGACTTCAACAAGTTTGCACAGGTGCAGGGCATGGGTGTCATTAAACGTGGACGCCCCACTGGCTCCAGTGCATATCACGAACAAGATGCCGCTGAACATCCAGACAAGATATATGGTGACATTGACCTACAGATGATTGCCCCAGAAGTTGAAGGTGTTACTTACGGACAATTTACATCATACTGGAATAAAGTTTCATCGGATTTTGTTCAGGCCGGTCATGCACCTTATGTGGATACCACGGAAAGTAAACCCGGACATCCTATTTTTAAAATCGGTGCCAATGATTATGTACAGATAGATTTTATGTGGCATCCAGAGCGTCTGGCCAATTGGGGTGCTACCCGTGTGACTCCTGAACGTGGAGTTAAGGGCCTGTTGACTGGTAACATGTACAGCGTATTGGGTGAATTACTGGATATCAGTATCCAACATGCTGGTGTGCAATTAAAGGTTGTGGACGGTCAACATGTACCTTTCAGCAAACACAAAGGCACAGAGGTACGCACCATCACCACAAATCCTGCAACCTTTATATATGATCTA